GCATATCGAAGCCGTCTTGACATCTCACCTAGGTGAGAATAGAAGCTTTTGTTCATACCCACAATTATGTCAGCCCGCCCTGCCACGGTCAGTCGAGCTTAGGATACTATAGTGCAGAGCCTAGGCCCTATTGCTAGTTAACGGCATATTTTGCTCCTCTTATTTTGAGGCGCAAGGGTCCGGATGGGGGACTTACCCCACCCGGGTTAGACGTCCGTCTTAAAACTGCGAACTTCAACTGCCCTTGCGGTAATCAGATGCAGCCAGAAAAGGTCTAGCGCTTGGGGCGCGGACCTGGGGATTATCACCTTAAGAAAGCAAGCAGATGTCGTGGCAGGATTTGGAGTTACCGGCCAATCTCAGCCCCGAGACTTTCTCCAAGGCCTGCGAATTGGTTTATGAGTACGAGGACGCGGATTTCAACGCCAACAGTGAGGGGGCTAAATTACAGCGCCCGGAACTGGTTCTCAGACTTCACCAGCTGTTCTTTCTCTCCGATCTAACCAATTCCCGCCCATAGGGCGACGATCACAACCCTGCAACCTATGCACAAGAGCGTCCGCGTAATGCGGCGGGAAACCACATGCAATTCGATATCCGCTCGAACGTAAAAGAGGTTTCACGCTGGCTCGATGATGCCCAAAAGAAACAAATTCCCTTTGCCACCGTCTATGCAATGACGCTTACGGCCAGGGATGTTCACACCGCCGAAATCTCTGTCATGTCGCGGGTGTTCGACAGGCCCACGCCGTACACGCTCAATGCGCTGCGCGTGATCCCCGCCACCAAGCAGACCTATGTGGCCAGCGTCGCCTTCAAGGAATTCGGCGGCACTCCTGCCAAGCGCTTCCTCAATCCGGAAGTGCATGGCGGACCACGTTCACGCAAGGCCCATGAGCGCCGCCTGGCACCCATGATGGGCGGCTACCAGTTCGCTGTGCCGGCCCGCGGAACCGATCGTGACGCCTATGGCAACATGAAGGGCGGGGAATATCGCAAGATCATTTCGCAGCTCAAGGTTTCGGGTGATCCAACGGCCAACGCCTCAAAGTCCGGACGCAGCAAACGCGCACGCAAGAACAACGCCTATTTCGTCAAGGGCCGCGTTGTCTATCACCGCACCGGGGCAGGCATCAAGCCAGCCTTGGTCTTCGTCAGCGCACCGCGTTACCGCAAGCGCTTCCCGTTCTACGAAACGGCGGCCCATGTCGTGGCCGACAAGTTCAAGGTCAACTTTGAAGTGGCCTTCCAACGCACAATGGCCACCTCTGGCTACAAGGGAAAGTGGAAATAGATCATGGCTGACATCACGATTACCGCCGCTAACGTCGCATGGGTGTCAGGCCCTGTAGCGTCCGGTCAGATTGCAGGCGGAGCTTTCATTGCTGGCAACGTCGTCTACAAGGCGGCCAATGGCACATGGCTCAAAGCGCAGGGCGATGGCACTGCCATTGAAGCTGGTTCTGAAGACATCGGCGTGGCGCTGTTCACTGCCGATGCGGTAGGTGCGCAGGGTTCTATTGCCATCGATGGTTCGGTGGTGACATACGGTGCCGTGCTCACGGCTGGTCTGTTTTACACCGTGGCAGATACGGCAGGCGGACTGCGGCCAAGCGCTGACAACCTGACAACCGACAAGGCAACCATCGTTGGCCAGGCCATCAGCACGTCGCAGCTGCTGCTGATCCGCGCCTACAATGCAGGCGCTGTTATTGCGTAGGTAACTATACCTATTGCCCAAGGGGGGGCTTAGGTACTCCCGGCGGATTAGCCATTCGTGGGTAATTCAGACGTCGACACAACGCTAGATAATTGCAAGGCTTATGCGACCACAACAAATGACAAATCAGCCGGAAAAAAGAAAACCAATAAAGCAATCGCTCCGGTTTGCAGTTTTTAAGCGGGATGAATTTACCTGCATTTATTGCGGCAGGAAATCACCGGAAGTCGAACTTGAGGCCGATCATAAATTTCCGCACAACAAAGGCGGCAAGGATGAGATTGAAAATCTCGTAACGTCTTGCACGGACTGCAATCGCGGCAAAGGTTCTGGCGATATTACCGACACGATCTCCGCAACGCAGTCCATGGTTGCCAAGGCGCTCGGGATTGACCGGCGGACTTTGGTTGAGTGGATTGACGGCGGCCACATCGTCCGCATGGAACGCGGCGAATACAACGTTCTTGATGTTGCGGCGCAGGCGATCAAGTACCTTCGCGGACGATCATCCGCCGATGCCCTGACGCAGCGAAAGACCGAGCTTGCCGCCGAGCAGACGCGCAAGATTCGCCTTGAGATTGACGAGCGCGAGCGCAGGCTTTTGCCGATGGAATTGTTTGAAGCGGCATGGATGAAACTGGCATCGGTGTTCCGAACCAATGGCATGGCGGTGCCCAGCTCAAAGGCGTCTCGCTTCGTAGGATTGAAAACCATTGCCCAGGCCGAAAAACGACTCCGAGAAGTCATCGACGAACTTCTCAAATCTATTTCCTCTGCCGACCCTCGACGAATTGTCGGTCTCGATAGGGCTGGTTTTGGAAAGCGTAAAACCCCTTAGTCGACTCACCGTTTCGGAATGGTCTGACACCTACCGCTATCTCTCTACTGAGGACTCCGCCGAGCCCGGCAAGTGGCACACGAACCGGGCCGAGTATTTGCGCGGCATCATGGACGCCATCACCGATCCGGCGATTGAAACCGTGGTCACCATCAAGGGTGCGCAGATCGGCTATACGGCGGTGTGCGGCAACGTGTTGGGCTACTTCGCCCATCAAGACCCTGCCTCGATACTAATTATCCAGCCGACGGTTGAAATGGCAGAGGCAAGGTCCAAGGAGCGCTTTGCTCCGATGATCCGCGACACGCCAGTTCTGGTTGATTTGTTCTCGGATGCCAAGTCGCGCGATGCTAGCAACACGCTGCGGCTGAAACAGTTTCATGGCGGCTTTGCGGCAATCATCGGCGCCAACGCGCCCGCCAGCCTTGCCTCACGGCCAATCCGCATCGTTCTCGCCGACGAGATAGATAGGTGGCCCGTTTCGGCAGGCACGGAAGGCGACCCGCTCAAACTGGCCTCGAAGCGCCAGGGCACGTTCTGGAATCGCAAGACGCTGATAGGCTCGACGCCAACGGTCAAAGGTGCCAGCGCCATCGAGCGCGAATACAAACGGAGCGACATGCGCCAGTTCAATGTGCCATGCCCTCATTGCGACCAGAAGTCGCCGCTTCGCTGGGAACAGGTTAAGTGGGACAAGGGCGAAGGTGGCGCGCATCTGCCGGACACCGCGTCTTACCTGTGTGAACACTGCGGCACGCTCTGGACCGACGCGGAGCGCTGGGACGCGGTAAGCCGTGGGGAGTGGATTGCAACCGCGCCATTTCGCGGCGTTGCAGGCTTTCACCTGTCGCAGCTTTATTCGCCGTGGGCAAAGCTGGCCGAGCTGGTTCAAGAGTTTCTAGACGCGCAGGGCAATCCCGAACTGCTCAAGGTGTTTGTGAACACCGTGCTTGGCGAAACGTGGGAAGAGCAGGGCGAGGCCATCGAGGCCACGGGGCTCAAGACCCATTGTGAACAATACGGCGGCAATGACTTGCCCGAAGGCGTCAACTTCGCGACAGCGGGCGTGGACGTGCAGGGCGACCGGCTTGAAGTCGAGATCGTGGGCTGGGGTGCTGGCGACGAAACATGGGGCATCGCTTACGAGGTGCTTTACGGCGATCCGGCGCAACAAAAGGTCTGGGCCGATCTGGACTTGCTGTTGGAGGAAAAGTTCTGGACGGTTGAGGGTCGGCTGGTTAGGATTCGCAGCGCCGCGATAGACACTGGCGGACATCACGCTGCGCAGTCAATCGCATTCTGCCGCACAAGACAGCGCCGCCTGATCTACCCGATCAAGGGCGCTGGTGGCCCGCGTCCGGTCTGGCCAAAGCGAGCATCGAAGTCCACCAACACGAAAGAGAATATCTGGATCGTCGGAGTCGATACGGCGAAAGATGCGGTTTATGGCCGCTTCAAGATCAAGGCGCCGGGGCCCGGCTACTGTCATCTGCCGATGGATTACGACGATGCATGGTTCGACCAGGCCACGTCCGAAAAAGTTGTGACCCGCTACAAAGAGGGCAGGCCATACCGGGTCTGGGTGCTGGAAAAGGGCAAGCGCAACGAAGCGCTGGACTGCCGCGTTTATGCGCTGGCCGCCCGCATGAGTTTGGAAAACAGGATGACACATCCGTCAACCGTGAAGGTGGAGACGGTCACGCCAAAACCCACAGCCGACGCACCAATCATCGTTGCCCCGCAAATCATCAACCAGCAGCAGCCGCGAGGCCGCCGCATGAGATCAAGAGGAATATCTTAAATGGCAGGCATGACAGCGGCCCAGGCGCAAACGATACTCGACGCCTGGATCGCTGCGTCGCTTGCCGTGGCGTCCGGGCAATCCTACTCGATCAAGGACCGCTCGCTGTCGCGCGTCGATGCAGGCGAGATTTCACGTCAAATTGATTTCTGGTCAACCAAGGTGGCGCTTCTCAGCCGGACGCGTGGCCGCACTCGATATGTGGTGAACCTGTGAAAGTCCAACTCGGTCGCCACAAGACAGTCGACGTGCCGTGGAGTTTTACCGACAGGCTGGTGGCTTGGATAAGTCCCGCCGCTGGCGTTGACCGGCTCAAGTCACGGCTGACAATGAGCGCCGCTACCGGCGTCGGTGGATATTCCGGCGGCAAGCGCGACCGGAGGCAAACCCGCAATTGGCGGCCAGGCCAGACAAGCGCGAACGAAATTCTATCCGCCGACTTGCCCGATCTCCGGGCTAGGTCGCGCGACCTCATCCGCAATGTTCCGATTGCAACGGGCGCGATTTCAACCGTGGTCACTTCGGTGGTGGGCGACGGGCTGGTTTTGCAGTCGCAGGTTGACCGCAGCGTTTTGAATCTTACCGACACGCAGGCCGATGAATGGCAGGGCAAGGCTCAGCGCGAGTTCGCCATCTGGGCGCGCAACCCTGACTTCACGTCGCGGCTGAACTTCGACGAAATGCAGGAACTGGTGTTCCGCGCCGTGCTGGAATCGGGCGACACCTTCGTGGTTCGCCGGCGCCGCAAAGACCTGGCCGATACTTACAACCTGAAACTTCAGGTCGTCGAAGCCGACCGGATTTCAAATGACGGCCACCGTGCCAACACAACGACGATGGTTGACGGCATTGAAATGGACGCCGACGGCCGCCCTGTGAAATATTGGAT